CGAGCCAGTGTCCGTCCGGTGATCACCTACGGGTTCTTCTTCTTGCTGGTGTTCATCGACGCAGGATTGTTCTGGTACGGTTGGACTCGCGGCGTCGAGTTCGACAAGCTGGCCGAGATGCTGTGGGATGCTGAGACTGCAACATTGTTTGCCAGCATCATTGCGTTCCACTTTGGTGGCCGAGCCTTCGGAAAATGAAAGTCTCAGACCGTCTCATTCAGATGATCAAGCACGACGAGGGCGTTCGGGTAAAGCCATACCGATGCCCTGCTGCGCTATGGACGGTTGGTGTTGGCCATGTGATTGACCAGAGTCACATCAAAGTCCCATTTGAGGAGCGCAAGAGCCTGCCTATTCCAGAGGGATGGAATCGCACACTGACGATGGATGAAGTCAATGCCATACTTGCTAAAGACCTTGAGAACTTTGAGCGAGGTGTTCTACGACTCGCTCCTAATCTTGCTGGCCGTCAAAGTAAGTTCGACGCTTGTGTCTCTTTCAGCTTCAATGTAGGCCTGGGCAATTTCCAACGCTCTACGATCAGGATGAAGATCCAGAGAGAGGAATGGGAGCAAGCGGCCGATGCCTTCTTGATGTGGACAAAGGCCGCAGGCAAAGAGCTACCTGGGCTGGTTAAGAGGCGCAAGGGAGAGAGAAGCCTCTTTCTCTCTGACAACTGATCTGTAGGCTTGCAGCGCTGATCGCAGATCGTTTCTCATGTAGGCGATCTCTTCCTCTAGATCGTTGATCTTTTGAAGCGAGTCATGCGCGAACTTGATCAGTTGATCCGTTGGCCAGCTTGCGAAATCTTGGGCCTCCGTGGCTTTTTTTAACGACTGGGTGTTCTTCTGTGTAGAAGCTATGCTCATTACCGCATTTCCTGTGTCTGTACACTGATCCGTTTCTTTGGACTGTTGTCTCGACTGTTGTCCATGTTCCGCAAACTGGGCACTTCATCTTGTGGTCTCCAACCGAATTTTCTCCATGTTCGTTGCACGTCTGTGGCGGCTGCCGGAATGTACTTGAATTTTGGGTCTAAGATGTTCTTCATAAAATTCCCACAAGGATAAAGAAGATTAGGACTGCTGTTGAGATGAGCAGCAGTCTGCCTTTGAGTAGCGATGTTGGCCTACGAGGATTGGTGAACATGGCTCCTCCACGGGCATTCTCTGCCCTGGTTGCACTTCTGATTGCATGGTGGGCATCCCCAGTCATCGAATAGTGGCATTTCGTCTTTGCCGATGTCCCTGATGGCCTGGGCGTTTGCTTGCAGCAGGTTGCGAAAGAGAGGGTTGGTGCAGTGCATGGCGTTTTCTTCCAGTAGTGCTGCACACGCATTACGAGCCTCTGCTGCCGCGATTGCCTCCATTGCACGGGCAAAGGTATGTACCTCTTGATGCTCACGCCATAGGCTTGCTCCCTGTTCATTTGTCATGTGTTTCCCCTTGCTCGGATAGCTTGTGCAATGTGTATTTCTCGATCTTTTGTTGGGCCTTGCCATTCTTCAGCAATTCGCGCACACGCCTCGCGCTCGGCTGCTTGGGCCATGTGGAAGAAGCGTTCAAGCCTAGGCAAATCAGCATCGACCGCCCACATACGCCTGTCAGAAGGCCAGCACGCTTGCGCCATGCGGATGATGTCGTCGCGGTTCATGCATTGTTCTCCCTAAGCATATTTTCAACGTCATAGAGGAGATCGCGGTACTCGTAGTCGTACTGGTTGATCTGCTCATCCGTCAGCCCAACCCACTGCACCGACTTGCCCATGTCAGGATAAAACTGCTCCCACGCAACCGGCTTCTGAGCCTCTGCGATAGCGGTGCGGAGGGCGGTGATGGCCGTCTTTTGCAATTCCCAGAAACCAACTTCATCGGCAGTTTCCAGCGCCTCAAGCGCCTGCCGTGCAGCTTCAATCAATGTAGTCATATCGTGCATCCCTCATGATGTTTGCGTTTGGCGTCCACATAAGCAATGTGCGCCAGTTCTGTTGTTGGATATGTGCCGAGATTGATGCGTTTTCCGTCAACACGAATCTCGGCGCGGTAGCCTGATCCATTTTTGCGAACACCCAGAACGCCTGTTGCGTTGTCTGACCTTGCTCGTCTTTGGTTCTGCATGTTTAGCTTGCGATCCGCCAAGCGCAGGTTGCACAACCTGTTGTCCGAAGGGTCGCCATTGATGTGGTCAATGTGCTTCTCAGGAAACTCGCCGTACACAAAAGCCCACGCCAAACGATGCGCCTTGTGCATCTTCCCGTTCACCTTGAGACAGACGTAGCCCATCCGATCTTTTGCATTTGCCAGCTTTCCAGCAACTTTTGTTGGTGCTTCTGCCGTCCACCAAAACTCACCTGTTTCTGAGTCGTAGCGCAATACGCGCTTCATTGCTTCAATACTCATTCGACCCGCCATATTCTGATGGCACCGTTGTCCATCTTGCGACTGACAAACTTAACGTTATGCTTTTTTTCGTAGCGTTTGGCAGCAACTGATGCGGTACTGCGCTTGATATTGCCAGGGATCAAGAAACTGTCTCCAATCTGCATCTTAGAGAACGGGAAACCTGGCATTGGGATGTTCTTCTCAACTATCACTTTCTACTCCGTTTCATCTTTGGCATGTCAACAGTGACATCACGAGGGTTTGTGCCTTCATAAGCGCCGATGCGTTGGGCTAATGATGGGTATGGCTCTACGCCAGTCTTGCGCTTGTCGTTGAGGACTCTAGAGGCCTGATAAGAGCGTTTCCTATCAGTCTCTAGATCTCTGAACGACAGTTGAGCTTTGTAGTCTTTGTCAAATGGGTTCATGAGAGGATGGGCTGCTTGTCGTGTTTATGCCGCCACCTCGCCAATTTTGAGTTGAGTCTTCTCTAGTGCATCGATCAGCTCTTCGACCTGACCTTTGTCAAGCGCGACGTTCATCGATCCGTTGCCGCAATAGATGGACAGCAGAATCCTGTTTTGGTTCATAAAAGACACGAAGACGTTTTGCTCTCCGTTCTTGACTTTGATTGATATGGTCTGATGAGTCATGATTTCTCCAATGTGTAGTACCAATTTGAACCCCTGCGCTGGCAGGATACTTTGATGCCGTTCTGCCGCAACTCCGAGATGATTGAGTTGACGGCGCATACGTTTGCGTTTCTGATGATGTCCAGAGTGGTGAACTCGCCGCCTACTTGCAGCAACTTCAACACCCTGGTTAGCCTGTCACTATTCTCAAGACGGGCGCTGTTCATGATCAGAAGTCAACGTCGTCGTTGAAATCTGGCTTTGGTTGACGCACAGGACGAGCCTGGGCATCTTCCTTCTTTGGGTCGTTAATGTAAGCCCAGCCGTCCCAGCCGCCCTCTTTGAGCGGGATGCTGTCGATCTTGAGCATCGGGCCGTTCTTGGTCTCGATGATGCTGCCAATGCGGTTGTAACGCTTCTTGACCTCGCCTTGGGCGTTTTTGTACTCGCCCGTGACACACGAGATTTCTTTAAGAATTTTGCTCATCTTTACTCTCCAATTTTCAGTTTCAACGCTTGCACTTTTTCTTCCACTTCAGCCAAGAATTTATTGACTTCAGTTTCAGCCTCTCCGATCCACTTGTCATCCCGATTAACCCGATGTATGAACAACTGGGCTTTGGCGGGGAACCGTGGATCAAACACTACATAGTCGCACCACTGCCGATCAGCGCAGCGCATCTGCCACTGCATCTGAGCGAAGTACTGGCCAGACACTGGATTTGCTGACAGCAGCACCTCCAGGTGGGTCTTTGACTCTGGGCACTTGATCTCGACCATGCCATCAGCCCCAACAAGGCCATCAGGAGACGCTCCAGCCATCGCAATGGTCGGGTGAGGGATAAAGCCTACCTCCTCCACCAGAACGCCTCTATAAGCCTCGTATGCGGCTCTAGCGAACTGCTCTTGATCGATGCCCCACTGAATAGCGGCGCTGGTGTAACCCTCTGCTCGCTGGCCTGTGATGCGCTCCAGCACGAGCTGGGTCATGTAGTGACCACGATCAGCACCGTACCCGGTCTTGGTCTTGACCATGACTTTGTGCAGATTACTGGCCGTCACTTTGCCACATCTGGCGTTGTGCCATGCTTCTGTGCGCTGCTCAGTCATGATCGTCCCTAGCCTTCATCATTGCGTCGGCAATGGCATAAGCTCGCTTTGCAATCTTGTGCGTGTTATGCCACCAGTCGAGGTTCATGTCATCCTCAACCCCTTGCTCTAGACCGCCAGCCAATGCCTGTCCAGCAAAGTAGTCGCGCAACGTCATGCCACACCACTCATGATCGTGATTGATGACAACCTCAGGATCTACTGGGAAAGCTGGTTTTATGTAGTCTGTCATGCTGCTTTCTCCTGCTTGGCTGCGTCTTTCAGACTGGCTTGGTGCTTGGCCCAGAACCTGGACTTGGCGGCTGAGACTGGGATCTCTTTGAATGCAGCCTCCAGTGCGCTCATGCCATCGAATGAG